GGAGCACAGGTCGGAGACCAGGCCATCGTAATAGCCCTCGGCGTCCGCCAGGTCGGCGCGGGCGTCTTTCATCTCGCGCTTCAGGCTCGCGATCCGGCCCGCGGCGCGATCGCGCCGGAGCTTCGCGCCGGCGATCTGGTCTAACGTGATCTCGGGCATGGGGCCTCCCGGGGGGTAAGGGATCGGGGAGAGAATCAACCCCGGGGGACGCTGAAGCCGTCACGCGAGAGCGCCCCCGGGGCGATTCCAAAACGCATGATCCGCGGTTTGTTCCGATAGGCAGCTCCAACCTGCGCCGGGCGAGTTGCCCCTGTCTCGGAGGGGCTTCGCCAGCCGGGCCGGCTGAGGCCGCCGGGACCGACGACTTGAAAGCGGCCTACGTCGTCTTCAAGGACGAGGCCCGGGATCTCGCCGCGGATTATGCCCCGATCACGGTCAACACCGATGGCTGGAAGGGGACGCGGGCGGCCTGGAAGGCGCTGTTCCCCAAGGTGGTGCTGCTGTTGTGCTTCTTGCACGGTTGGCTGAAGATCCGCGACCGGGCCAAGCATCTGGGCGAGCAGTTCCGGGAGATCGGCCGCCGGGTCTGGGGAGCCTATCGGGCGCCGAACCGCCGGAGCTTCGCCCAGCGGCTGCGCCGCCTGCGGGAGTGGGCCGGCAAGCAGCTCTCGGGTATCGTGCTGGAAACCGTCCTGGACCTGTGCGCCAAGCGGCCACGGTGGTCGATCGCCTACGCCCATCCGGAGGGCCATCGGACCAGCAACCTGGTCGATCGGGTGCTGCGGCAGATGGACGGTTACTTCGAGGCCGGGCAGCACCTGCACGGCGATGAGAAGGCGAGCCGACGGCACTGCCGGGCCTGGGCGTTGCTCTGGAACTTCGCGCCGTGGAGCCCGGAGACGACCCGAGTGAACCACGGCTGGCGCAGCCCGGCCGAGCGGCTCAATCAACATCGTTATCATGAGTGCTGGTTGCAAAATCTGTTGGTCTCCGCATCCCTGGGCGGGTATCGAAATCCCATACCCCAAAATCCGTGACGGTCAGAAAAATCGGAGTCGCGCAGGGCCCAGGCGAGCCAGCCGGGGGGAACTTCTTCGATCGGTGTCCCCTTATGCATCCCGTAGGGAACAGGGTCGGCACGACCGATCGGGCGCGGCTTGCGGGTCGGGGGCGCGGCGGCGGGGGCGGTGGCAACTTTCACTCGGTTCCTCCTGTTGGTTGGTCTGTCTTCCCCTGCCCGGCCATATGCCGGTAATCGCCATCGTCGGGAGTCCAGCCCGGTAGAGGTTTTTCGGGACTCCAGGGACCGTTGTCCTGCCCTTCTCTCGCCGTGGACCGCGCGAACTCCGAGGGGGTCGGGGCGCCAGTCGGAGCCGTCACGGCCACCGATTCCGTGCCTTCGCACGGGTCCTCTGCCAGCCACTCCGAGCGGCCCTTGAAGACCTCGATCAGATCCGGGATGCGTCCGAGGAGCTCGGGAGCTGTGATCCGGATCCGCTCGCGCATCCACCGGCCCAGGGCGCAGACGCAATGCGCGTTGACCCGTCCGGCGATCGTGGCCGTTCGTCCGGGACCGCTGGCGATCGTGACCGTCGTCGAGCCCGTGTAGCGGGGATGGTAGACCGGCACGTATCCGCCGCCGTCGCACTGGGCACAGTCCCTCGACGACTCCTCAGCCTGTTTCCGCGACATGTCCCCGGTCATGGCTTGCCCCCTGCCTCGATCGCATCCCACATCCGATGGATCGCCTCAAACCGGGGAGTGCGCGGCAGGTCGGGACGCTGGATCGGGGTCTTGACCACCGCCGGAATCGGCGCGGCATGTCCGTTCTTCGGCCGTCCCTCGATCGCCCAGCGCTGGAGGATCTTGGCCACGTAGGGCTGACGGAGCTTCCCCGCCCCGGACGCCTCCTCGATCGCGGCCCGGATGTCCGAGGCCGAATGCCCGGCCTGGCCCTGACGGTCCACCCACGGACCCCAAGAGACGTCGCCACCGACCTGCATTGCGAACTCGCCGACCGGCGCGTACTCCGGTCCGAGACGGATCGAAAAAGGGGGGGCCGGGGGGGTTTTTAATTCTCCCTCTCCCTCTGCCTCTGTATCTGTATCTGTATCTACTGTCGTTACATTTGCCGTTACATGGCCGTTACATGGTTCGCGACTAAACGGCTTGGGAATCGCATCCGAGCTCTTGCCCGATCTCTTTTTCTCCCTATGCTTTCGGACGCGATCCCGGACAGCTTTTTGACGCTCGGACGGCGCCTTGTTGCGCCTCTTGAAACTCGTGTAACGGATTTCAGCCGTTACCGATGTAACGCCATGTAACGGTCTCACCGTTACCAGATCGTTACACGTAACGAGCTCCAGAGCCTGTAACGCCTGGCAGGTCGTTACCAGCCGATTCTCGTCGCCGTCGCAGACCTCGACGGCGATCAATTTGAGGGGTTGGCGGATCGTGCCGCGCTCTGGCTGCTCCGCCGCATAGCAGAGGAGCTTGAACCAGATCCGGAATTCGGCGTCAGATAGAGAGCGGAGCTTGGCATCACTCCGCGCCTCGGTCCAGAGCTTTAGCCAGGGTTGATCTGTCACGTCGGATGGCTCCTCTCGACCAATCTCCGCCCGTCCGGTGCCGGGCAGGCCGGGGCGGGCGGGATTGGTTCGGGTTCAGAACGGTATGTCGTCGGAGGGAATCGCTGTCGGCTGCTTCGCCGCGGTCTCGGCCGGCGGCCGATTGGACCGCATCCCCTTCGCGGCTCGCGGCGCCTTGGGACGGATCCGGATGGCCTCGACGCTCTTGCCCTGGAAGTCCACCCAGGTCGGGTAGAGCGCGACTTTCTGGCCTTCCCAGTCGTCCGTCTCGTCGCCGTACAGGCCCGCGATCGTCTTCGTGTTGGTCTTGTTCAGGACCAAGCCCTTGTTCACTTCCTTGAAGTAGACGACCCACTTGTCATCGTCGCCGATCGTCTCGGTCTCGATTCGGTCGATGGTGAGGGTCAAATCTTCTTCGAGAAGATCTGCAGCGGACATCCAGCGACTCGGGTACATCTCGGATACCTTGGGCATCGTCGTTTCCTTTGCGGTTGCGGTTGCGGTTGCATGGGTTTGACCCGCCCACGCGACGGGTCCACTGAGGCGAATTCGATCAGGCGACCAGGTCGCTGATCAGCGGCGCGACGTCATCGAGCCGCCGGACCCACTCTGCACGAGTGGCGGGTATGGCCGCGTCGGCTTCCCGGTGGGCCAGGGCCAGCGCAGCGACTGCGCCGCCGTCGTCCAGCCAGCGCTCGTACTCGTCCCGGCACGACGCGCACCACTCTTCGGGCTGGTGCGGCAGGCGCCGGGGGCAGGCAGAAACACAACACATCGTGATCTCCGTGGGGTAAACTAGGAATGGTGTCGGGTCTGCACACCGGGACTTCGGCGCGTCGTGGCCTTCCGTGGCTGCGGCGCCCCGGGTCGCTCCCCCCGAGCGTGCATGCTGGGGGGGGCCGTCTTTCTGCTCCGCAGTGGGCTTAAATCTGGCGACCGCGGTGGTACATGGGCCGCCGGTCGCGACTGTGGGCCGGCTTGCTGTAACGCTCCCGGTCCAGGTACTTGCCCCGGTTGATCGCCGAGGGCACTTGCCGGGTCGGGTCGCGGACGATCGGCGTGATGGTCAGGGCGCCGCTCTCGACCGTGAGGATCGAATCGCCGACCAGCCACCAACCCCCGTCGCGCTCGACGCGCCGGGTCAGCTCGGCCCGGATCTCCGGCTGGGCCGGGTTCTCGCGGTGGGCTCTGACGAGGTCCATCGCGGGGATTGCATCTAATGGCATCAGCGAAACTCCCGGGGTATGAACCGCCGGAACCGCTCCCAGAGCCGGTCCCTGACGCGGTCTAGCCAACCTTGGCCGGGACCGGGAACGTCGCGAGCTGGCGATCGATCCGGATGGCCTCCGGCGCCTCGATCTCCCACCACCAGGACGTGCTCCGCTTGCCCGTCCGGGCGTCCTGGCGACACATCGGATAGACCCGCAGCCGGGCGGTCCCGTCCGAGGTCTGGATGAGCACGAGCTCGGTCTGCTTGGCGCGTCGCCTGAGCACTCCCATTGGTCGATCTCCTCCGTGAGTGGGCGTGGCCCGATCGCAGGTGGCGCGAATGGGCCAGGTAGCTCCTGTGGATCCGCACGACAGTCAGTCCCCCTGGAACGGGGTGGTGGTGACCAGGGCGGCCGGGGTCCGGCCGAAGACGGGATGCTGATCGCTGGGCGCCGGGTCGGGCTCGGGGGCGGGCTCGACGGCCAGGACCTCGTGGGACAGCACGCAGGGCCGGCGCAGCACCAGCCCGCGGTCGAGCAGGTAGGCGAACGACCTGTGGATGATCACCCGATCCGGACAGGCCCGGACCGTGCGCAGCAGGGCGTCGGTGTACCCGGCGCGCTCTTCCTGGAGATTGCTGATCGTGTCCTCGTGGAGCGCGATCTTGGCGTCGCACCCCTCGATCGACTCGAGGACGTAGCAGACGCTCTCGGGCTCCCGGGCGGGCAGGGCGTGGCCGTTGGTTCGGGGCATGGGGCTCCTTTTGGGGTCGGCGCGGACGGCGATCGTCCGCGGTCTGGGGTTTCGCGTAAACGTTTCCGAAGATTTGCGCGGTTCCGTCGAATGGGCTGATTAGACGGAATAGGAAGAGTCAGTCTGGCCGAACGGCGTCGACCAGGTCCTCGCGGCCCAGCTCGCGGCAGAGCGCGCGGTGGATGATCTGTCGCATCGTCTCGCCTTCGTCGTCGGCCTTGCGTCTCCTGAGTTCCCGCCGGATCTCCGGATGGATCAGAAAGTACGTATGCCGCCACTGCGACTTGGGCGGTTCCTTGGTTGTCGGCAACGCCGGTCTCCCTCAGTCCAAGTTGTTCATGCAACATAAGCAACATACCCCAAAGTCGATCAGGAGTCAAGGGGGTTATGTTGCATCCGAGTGTTTTGCAACAAAGCCAATCGCGATATGGACTTGCGATAGGCAACATTGGTAACATTTGCGAGATGAGCACCCAGAAACCGCACCCGATCCTGCGCGGGAAGCGGATCTACTTCCGGTCGCACCCACGGACGCGCGCGGCCCTGCGCCGTGTCGTCGCGAACCTGCAAGCGAGCGAGGAAGTACGGTTCCTGGGCGATGAGCCGACCCAGGAGGCCATCGTCAACGCGTCGTGGCTCCTGCTGGAGTCGATGGGCGTACCCTGGCTGGTCGAGCACCTGGGGCCGATGCTGCGGCGGATCGAAGAGATGGGGCCGTCAATTCCGGCCGGCCATGTGCCGCCGCCGGACGAGGGGCGCCCGCTGGGTCCGCCCAAGGTCGAGTCGGTGCGCCCGACGGAGCGTGACGCGGATGGCGACCACGATCGGCCCCAGAAACGCCGTCGACCACCGCAGATCGCCTGAGTCGGGCCAGCTCCACCACTCGCGCCGGCCGGCGACGATGATCACGGATCGGACGATGTGAGCCGAACACCGATGGTCGCCCGTGACTCGCCACATCGCCCTTGCCTCCGTCCCAGGGTGTGGTTGATCCGTCGAAGGTTATGCCGCGCAGCCGCCCGGTGCAAGTCCTGGTGCGTTCTCGCCACACCCGGTAACGCGTCGCGTATAATAGAGGCACCACGCGATGGGCTTACGAGAGGGGTGGCTACGGGGCGGGGCCGGCTGCACTCAGGGACAGTCGGCCCCGCTTTCGCGCGCCGCCTGGTAGACTGGAGGGCGGGCCGGCGGCCCCTGCGACCGGAGTCACCCCGGGCGCACCGATGCTAGCTCCCGCCGCCGGCCCCACCCGATCGGCATACCCACCAAGTCATACCCCACCCACCCAGCCGCGCAACCCTCCCAGCCATCCCATCTTTCAGACTGGGGCGGAACACGCGACTATATAGGAGAGCTCCCTCGATTCATGTCGCTGCCCATCCCGAGCCCTGCGCCGTCGCAGGGAGCCTGATCGGAGACGACCGACCCGGAGAACCATCATGGGATGGCAGCGGTCACACGTCCCGATCGAACGCTATGGGGTCTACGATCCCGAGCCTGACCTGGACGGCCCGCGCGAGCCCCTGCCCGACGTGGCGCTCATGCTGGCGTCCTGCTCGCCCCTGGGGCGGCAGATGGTCCAGCTCGTCGCCGTGGGCGGGCTCACGGTGAAGCAGGCGGCCCACCGGCTCCACGTCCCGCTCGAGCTCGGGACTCTCGCCCATGACGGGGCGTGCGTGGTGGTCGCGGGCGAGTTCCGGCGTCTCGGCTGGACGGAAGAGGCTTATCGCGAGGCCATCGGTGGCTGAGATGACGGCCGATCAGCAGGCGCTGGCCGAGGCCCACCGGGGCATCGCGGGCATGGTGGCAGGCCGCTACGCGCGGCACCTCCACTGCTCCGACGCCCAGCCCGAACTGTTCGGGGTGGCCTGCCTGGCGCTCTGCCTGGCGGCCCAGCGCTTCGACCCCAGGCGGGGATTCGCGTTCTCGACTTATGCCTCGCAGTGCTGCACCCACGCCGTGGTCGACGCGCTCCGCGTCTCCAGCCTGGTCACGGTCTCAAAGTGGATGGGCCGGCTGGCGCAGGCGGACCACCGCTACCAGCCGATGCGCACGATGGCCCGCCGGCCGGTGCTTGGCGGTGGCACCCTGCTGGGTCGGATCGACCCGGACGCGAACCCCGTCCACCAGGCCGAGCTCCGCGAGATGCGCGACCGGATCCGCGGGCTCCCCGCGCGGGAGCGATACGCGATCGAGCGCGTGCTCGACGGCTGGACGCAGCGGGAGATCGGCGCGGCGATGGGGCTCGGACGCGGCGGCGTGTGGCGGCTCTTGGCGAGCGGCAAGGATCACCTGGGATGCACGGGCTAGGAGTCCGATTGTGTGCTGTACCGCGCCACGGGGAACATCCTGCACGTCTGCCTGGCCGGGGGGCCCAGTCTCGTGCTGAAACCCCTATCGGCCACCTACCGGTTGCGCCGGGTCGGGCGCCGGGTCATCCCGGGTCCGCCCGTCGAGCCGGCCCCCGCGGATGACGACGGGCCGCGAACGTCGCTGCTGGCGCTGGAGGGGCATCCCCGGCCGCGGCTGTCGTTCAGCCCGGCCGAGTGCAACCCGTATCGCGTGTTCAACTGCCTGGGGCTGGGCCCCTGGCACGCGTTCACCTGGCGGCGGCTCCTGGCGGAGTACGCCCCGTGAAGCTCCTCGGCGAGCTGGCCATCACGGCGGCCGGCGCGGCGATCCTGATCGCCCTCTGGGCGGCCTGTCAGCTCGCCCGCGTGGGCGTCTGCCTGGGGCTGGTGATGGGGCTGGAGACGACCCCGCCCCGACTTTACGGCCTGATCATGCTGCTAGGCGTCGGCCTGGCGGTCTACGTGATGATGGCGAGAGTGTGGGGCTGGCCATGAATCATTTGTGCTTCGGGACGGCACCGACTGGCGGCCGCATGCCGGACTTCGGCAGCGTGGCCGCGTTCGTCGGGTCGAGGGCGTCGAGCCGGGCCTTGCCCGCGACCAGGGCGGCTTCGGCGTCGGCGACCTCCGCCGCACTGCCCTGGCCCGAATCGATGAGGGCCTGGAGGCGGACCACCTCGGCCTTGAGGTCGTCGACATCCGTGGTGACTCGCAGCGTTGCGGCGTCCAGGGATTGATTGAAGGCGGCCGTTGCATCCGACAATTGGCTCATGATCCACCCCTTGACCTCATCGCTGAGGCCGACGGTCACATGGATGTTGATGTTTAGGGACATGCAGATAGCTTAACACCGGAGCCTGTTTGTACGCAATCCTCGCCCAGCTCGTCCCCCCGCACTACCCCATCACGAACAGCTATGAGATGTGGGTGGCGATCGTCCTGATTTTGGCCCAGCTCGTCATGCTGATCCGCGGCAACGCGAAGCTGAACGTGGCCGCGGCCAAGGTGCAGGAACTGCACGTCATCGTCAACTCCCGGCTGACCGAGCTGCTGGCCGAGACCCGCAAGGCCGCCCGTTCCGAGGGCCTGATCGAAGGGGCCAAGGGCGGGCGGAGCGACCAGAAAGCGGACGAGGCCGAGGCCCATGCGCGCTGAGCCGGCGCCTCGCCCGGTGAAAGCGTTCGCCGCCGGCTTCGCCGTCGCGACGGTCGTGTTTGGCGTGGCCGAGTTCCTGTTCCGATACCTCGAAATGCTGGAGTGGTTCCAGTGAGCCGCGATTGGAGCCGGGGAGCCGAGCCGGACCGGGGCGACACGTTCCCCCCGTCGCGCTGTCAGTGCGAGGGCTGCCGGCTGAATCGGCAGGCCGAGACCATCGAGGACCTCCTCGAGGCCAACCGCACGCTCCGGATGGAGGTCGCGGCCAGCAGGGCGCGCATCGCCGACCTGGCCAACGACCGGAGCCGGCTGGTCGCGGCGCTGCTGATCCGGGCGGACGAGCCCCTCCGGGAGTGGGATGCCTGATCACAGCAGCGGCGGGCGATCCCGCCAGGTCTCTCCGGGCCTGGCGGGCGGGTCATACTCGGGATTAGCCGGGACCGGGACAAGGCCCGCGGGCAGGCACATGTACAACCTGGTGCACCTCGGACACATCACGCACAGACAGTCCCTGGCGACATCCCAGCCGACGTCGATCGTGCCGATGCCGCACGTCGGACAGGACATGATCCACCCCCCTTTCCCCGCGAGTATAGCACCTCATGCCCTGGCGTGTACCCACCGCGGGCAAGGCCCCACGCACGCAGAGCAAGACGCATATATACAGGGATAGCAACAGGTTCTATGCCTCTGCTCGATGGAGGGCTACCAGGCTCATCAAGCTGGGACGCACACCCTACTGCGAGGAACACTACACCCTGGGTGCCCTGGTGCCTGCTGACCATGTGCATCATATCATACACATAAGAGATGACATGAGCAGGGCACTGGACCTGGATAACATGCAATCATTATGTGCGTCATGTCATAGTAGATTGCATGCATCAGAGGCCAGTGATAGCATGCACAGCGAAGGGGTCACCCCGTTGAAGGCGGGGGGATAGGGGGTTTGACGGCTGGGTCCCGGGCTCCCCAAACCGCAGCCGGCCTGTCGCGATTTTTTGAATGCCAAATTCGTCATGAGCACACGCGGACCGAAGACGAGAAGTCTGGAGAATAGTCCTGGCGGCTCCGCGGGGAGCATGCGCCACGACAGCCTGGAATCTCCCACGGACCTGACGCCGCGGGCCCAGCGGGAATACCGGCGGCTGCTGGGGATGCTCCGGGCGGCCGGCACCCTGGAGCGGGTGGACCTCGGGATCGTCGCCGAGGCGGCCCGGGTCCTGGACCTCCTGGATCGCGCGTATCCCGAGGCCGGGCAGGAGCTGGACCCCAAGGCGGTCGGCATGATTTGCCGGCTCACGGCCCAGCGGCGCGGGCTGCTGCGCGAGCTGGCCCTGACGCTCCAGCCGTCGCGGACGATGTTCCACGCCAAGGCCAAGCCCGCCAAGTCCGACAAGTGGTCGGGCTTGCTCAAGGTGAGCTGATGGAACACCCCTTTGGTCATACAGCGGTGTCCTTGCTCGAGCGAATGGTCGCCTGCGGCTGGAAGATCGAGGCGGAAGGCGATCTGTTCTATCGATGTTTCTTCTGCGGTGCTCGTCATGAGACCGAGGTCGGTCTCGAGCACGATCCCGATTGCCCCTACGACTGGTCGCAAGCCTTCCTGAAGTCCTTGAATGCCCCAGCCACCGACGATTGATCGCGGCCAGCAGGCCGTGGACTTCGTGAATTCCCTGACGCACACGGGGGATTACAACGGTGTTCCCTTCGCACTCCGACTCTGGCAGGAGGCTTTTGTTCGCCAGCTTCTTGGGACCATACGTCCCGACGGTCTACGCCGATACCGGAAGGCGTTTCTGGGACTTCCCCGCAAGCAGGGAAAGACCGAGCTGGCTGCTGCCATCCTGCTCTACCTACTGCTTGGCACCGGCAAGCGAGATCAGCAACTTTTCTCGGCCTCTGGAGATTTCAAGCAAGCCGCGCTGATCTACGGCGCCGCGGCCTCGATGATCCGCAACGACCCGGCCCTGGAAGCCGTCTGCCTCCTGTACGACGGCAGCAAGCGCATCGTCTGCGAGCGGCTCAACAGCTTCTACCAGGCGTTGTCATCCGACGCCCCCGGCAAGCACGGGCTCCGGCCCTCCGCGGTCATCTTCGACGAGCTGCATGTTCTCCCGAACCGGGAGCTCTACAAGGCCCTGACGACCGCGTTCGGCGCGACGATCGAGCCCCTCACGCTCATGATCACCACGGCCGGGTGGGACCGGACGAGCCTGTGCTGGGAACAGTGGCGCTACGCCGAGGGCGTGCGCGACGGCCTGATCGACGACCCGGCCTTCCTGCCCGTCATTTACGCGGCGCAGCCCGAAGACGACTGGGCCTCGGAAGACACCTGGCGCAAGGCCATGCCGGGCCTGGGCGACTTCTGTTCTCTCGAATTCATCCAGGACGAGTGCCGGCAGGCGAAGCAGTTACCGGCTTATGAGAACTCGTTCAAGCAACTGTATCTCGACCTCTGGACCGAGCAGGCGCTGCGCTGGCTGAGCACCGAATCCTGGCTGGCGTGCGGCGGCTATTTCGAGCCGGCCACCCTCGCCGGGGAGCCGTGCTACGGGGGCCTCGACCTGGGCGTCACGGGCGACATGAGCGTCTACGCTTTGGCCTTCCCCGACGGCTCGGGCGGCTACGCGGTGCTCGCCCACGGGTGGGCTCCGAGAGAAGGCAAGTGGCGGAAGGAGCCGCGCAACAAGGACCGCTATGAAGACTGGGCGCGGCTCGGCTACCTGACTCTCACCGACGGCGACACGACCGATCACCAGCAGATCGAAGACGCGATCGTGAAGTGGGCCGACGTCTATCCCCTGCGCACCCTGTATGCCGACCGGGCCTATGCCACCCAGATCCTCACGCGCCTGGCCAACACGCACGGCATCGAGGTCAAGGGCATCCCGCAGGGGCCGGTGACGCTGAACGAGGCGATGGTCCGGCTCGAGGAGCTCGTGATCTCCCAGACGATCCGGCACGGGGACAACCCGCTCCTGAACTGGGCCGTCGCCAACGCGGTGATCCACCTGAACACGACCGGGCTCAAGCACCTGGACAAGAGCCAGGCCACCGAGCGGATCGACGCCCTGGCGGCGCTGGTCAACGCCCTGGCGGCGGCGGTGGCCGACCCGAACAACACGGGGCCGAGCATTTACGAGTCACGAGGGGTCGCCACGGCATGATCACCGTCCAGACGAGTAAGCCGATCGCGACCGACAGCCCCGATCACATCCAGCCGTTCGGGACGGCGCGGGACAACTCGGTGCATGCCGTGTTCAACCAGAAGCTCTATCGGCTCATCCGCTCCCACGAGGTCCGCCTGCTCGATCTGGGCTGCGCCGGCGGCGGCCTGGTCAGGTCGATCCTGGATGACGGCGGCTTCGCGGTGGGGATCGACGGGTCCGATTACTCGCGGGTCCGCAGGCGGGCCGAGTGGCCGGTGATCCCGGGGAACCTGTTCACGGCGGACATCACGGAGCCCTTCGGGGTCCTCGAAGATGGGGAGGCGGCCGAGTTCGGCGTGATCACGGCGTGGGAGTTCCTGGAGCACATCCGGGAAGACCGGCTCCCCCAGGTCTTCGCCAACGTCAGGCAGCACCTCGCCACCAACGGGATCTTCCTGGGGTCCATCTCGGAGATCCACGACATCCACAACGGGCTGGACATGCACCAGACGGTCCGGCCCCGACGCTGGTGGGGCGACCGGTTCTTCGAGGCCGGCTTCCAGCTCCGGCCCGACCTCATCGAGCACTTCGGCGACGACTGGATCCGCGGGCCGAACTCCGCCCAGGCCGTCGAGCCCTCATTTCCCTTCGCTGTCAGCTACTAGGAGCACCCGCCCATGTCGGTCGTCGCGAACACCAACGGCGCCAATTTCGTCTACAACAACCTGCAGGCGTACGACCAGTTCAACACGGTCAACGTGCTGCCCAACGTGATCCAGCTCGAACGCCAGTCGGCGCTCCAGCAGTCGGGCCGGCTCCCCGGGGGCGGGTCCTACCGGGGCAACTCGGCGAATGTCTCGCCGAACACGACCACGGCGGCGATCCTCCTGGACGCGATGGTGACCTCGGCGGCGGACCTCGGCTACCAGAAGTCGGGCGCCTTCGTGGTGACGCTCAACGGCACCACGGCGGTGACGGTCCCCTTGACCAACACGAGCACGAACACCAACAGCGTGGCCGGGGACAACGTCTTCGCGAAGTGGAACCTGATCATCGGGTACAACCTCACGGGCCTGGACGGCGTCAACGCGGCCGACATCACGCTGGCGAAGGCCGCCACCAACGGCGTGCCCCTGGGCATCGCCGGGGCCAACACGTACACCGTGCCGGCGTCGAGCCGGGTGGTCTTCGAGAACTGCAACGGCGGGATCACGGTGAACGCCGCGAACGCGGCCGTCACGATCACGCCGACGGCCGACGGTCACTTCGCGCTAGTCGTCTGTGGGAGCTAACGATGGGATCCGTCAACAACCTGATCGAGGGGAAAGACGTCGTCATCGACAGCCTTCCCGCGCCGCTTCCCCCTCTCCTGCTCCGGTCGAAGAAGCTCCTCTCCCACGCGGGGATGGAGAACCTCCGGCAATGCTTCGAGGGATGGAAGGCGATCGGGGCCGTCGTCTTCGAGCCGGGCTTTGATGTCTATCAATTCATCAACGGGGAATGGAAACCCCTCTTCATCGAGGAGACCGATCATGGGAACCGGACTGAGACCCCAGCGCACCCCGGGATGGACCAAGGGCCAGCTCCCCATCACGGCGCAGGCCCCGCAGGGGGCGTCCGTCCTGAGGAGCGACCAGAGCACAAGGGGCGCCGACGTCCCCGCTGACGCCGCGGCCCTGCTCGCCGAGGCCGGCGGCTTCCTGGCCCAGCACTTCGCGGGCAGGCCCGGCATGCAGAAGGAGCGGTCCTCGGGCGGCGGCGGCGGCAACGTCAGCCAGCCGGTCGGGCCGGCGCCCGCGCCCAAGACCGGGGGCGGGCCTGTCATGGGCAAGACCACGCCGCGCGGGCCAACGCCGGGGACCTTCTGATTGGTCCTTTGTCATTGGTCCTTTGTCCTTTGCCCGGAGGGCTGTCTTGACGGCACTGGCGACCGTCGTCGCAACGCTCGTGGTCACGGTCGCGGTCCTCACCGGGATGGTCGTGGCCCGGCCGTCGCTCGCCGTGCGGGTCTTCGGCGTGCTCTATCTCGCATTCCTGAGCATCACCGTGCTGCTCTACCTGGGCCGGCTGACCCCATGATCAACGATCGCGGCAACGAGACGATTCACGGCTTTCCGGTCGTCTACTCCGGCGATCCACCGCCGAGGCGGAAACTGGAGATCGTCTGGACGTGCGGCGTCCCGGGCTGCAAGCACGCGACCCCCGAGGGTGCGCAGGCCCATTGCGAAATGCTCAACGACGGGATGCCTCCAGAGGCGATCTGCTACGGACAAGGGACAAGGGACCAATGACCAGGGATCAAGGTAACGGCATCGACCTGGTTTCCTGGGTGGCCTACGCCTTCGACGGCTTCACCCTGGTCGTCATCGCCCCGCCCTCGGCCATCCTCATGAGCCGGTTCTCCACATGCCTCCCCTGACGATGGACTGGAACCACTTCCGCCGCGGCTGGTTCGTCGAGGATGGGCGGGCCGGCACCTACGACCAGAGCGTCATCCTCCTGGGCGGCGGCTACTTCGCCTATAGCGTGTTCACGCCGGGCGAGATCGTGAGCCAGTTCTTCGCATGATCCAGTTCCATCGCGGCGACTGTCTCGACGTGCTCAGGACGCTGGCCGATGGCAGCGTCGACGCAGTCATTGCCGATCCGCCTTACGGGACGACTCATCTCGGGTTCGACCAGGTCATTCCCTTTGAGCCGCTCTGGGAATGTCTCCGCCGGATCATCAAACCGCAGGGGGCGATCGTGCTCTTCGGCACCCAGCCCTTCACGTCCGAATTGATCGTGAGCAATCGGGAGTGGTTCAAGTACACCTGGGCCTGGAAGAAGAGCATGTCCGGCGGGGTGTTCAACGCCAAGCATCGGCCCCTCAAGAATCATGAAGACATCGCGGTGTTCAGCCCGGGTTCGGCGGCAAACCGCTGTCATTGCCCGATGAAGTACCGGCCGCAAGGGCTGGGGCCACCCGGCAAACTTCGGACGCAACGGACAGAGCGGAATTCGGCGTTCGTGTCGGGGCGGCCGAGTCACCCTCCGTTCTATGCCAGCCAGGCCACCGGCTACCCCAAGAGCGTCCTCGAGATCGGCAACCAGAACGGGGCGTTCTGGGGGCGGACCGACGAAGCGACCACGAAGCATCCGATGCAGAAGCCGATACCCCTGATGTCCTACCTCGTCCGGACCTATACGGACCAGGGGGATACCGTGCTCGATTTCGCGATGGGCAGCGGCACAACCGGCATCGCTTGCCTCCAGACCGGCCGCAGCTTCATCGGGGTTGAGATCAACCGCGAGCATTTCGCCACCGCACGTCGTCGCATCAAGGCGGCCCAGTCCGCCACCCTCGCCGCAGTCTGATTCCATCGCATGACCACCCTCGTCAAACGCCCCCCGCGCTTCCTCCGCCGCGCCCAGCGCCTGGTCGAGAGGCGGTACAGCCCGGCATCCAATTTGAATGCGCCGGGCTTTACCGCGAGCATGTCGGTCCCGAGCGTGGCGGGGGTGTTAGTCACTCCCCAGACGGCTTTGACCTTCTGTGCCTTCTACGCCGCCGTGCGCGTCATCGCCGAGGACATGGCCAGCCTGCCCCTGGCGATGTTCAGGAAGACCGCAAACGGCGGCTGCGAGCTGATGCGCGATCATCGTGTCACGTATCTTTTCAACCGCTCGCCCGACGGCGAATGCAACGACATGAACTGGCGGGAGAGCTACGTCTCGCATGCCCTGGGGTGGGGCAACGGCTACTCGGAGATCGAGTGGACGGGCGGCGGCGAGCTCGACAAGCTCAACCTCATCCACCCCAGCGTGATCTTGCCGAAGCGCGAGCCCCGGACGAACCAGCTCTACTACGAGCTGACCACCGCCAACGCGGCCGGCGGCGGCAGCGGCAAGCGCGTCGCCTACCCCTGGCAAATCCTCCATTTCGCGGGCCTCGGCTTCAACGGCCTGGTCGGCTACAGCCCCGTGGCCCTCATGCGCGAAGCGATCGGCATGGGCAAGGCGATGGAGCAATACGGGGCGTCCTTCTTCGGCAACGGGGCCATGCCGGGGGGCGTCGTCGAGTTCGCCCGCCAGATGAAGCCCGAGGCCCTGAAGAATTTCCGGGAGAGCTGGAACCTCGTGCATCAGGGCTCGGCGGGCTCCCATAAAGTCGCCCTGCTCGAAGAAGGGGCCAAGTGGCAATCGACCCAGATCCCGCCCGAGACGGCCCAGTTCCTCCTGAGCCGGTCCTTCCAGGTCATCGAGATTTGCCGGATTTTTCGGTTGCCCCCCCATAAGCTGGCCGACTACACCAACGCACATCTGGATAATATCGAAGCCAGTAACATCGATTACGAGAAGACGTGTCTCCGGCCCTGGACGATCCGGCTCGAGAAGACGATCGACTTCAAGCTCCTCTCCGAAGACGAGTGGGCGGCCGGCTTCTACTGCAAGCATGACTTCCGGCCCCTCCTGCTGCGCACGTCGAAGGACATGGCCGACTACTATCAAAAGATGTTCCAGATTGGATATTACACCGTCGACGAGATGAAGGCCCTGGAGGGCTCCAACCCTATCGGCGAGGCCGCCGGGGGCGGCAAGCGGTTCGTGCAGGCCCAGCTGGTCGACATCACCAAAGCCGGCGATCCCGCCGCGGCGAAAGAAGCGAAGGTCCCCCCGGGCCAGCCGGGGCGTCCCGAACGGTCCCGCCGGTGCGATAGCCCGATCCAGGACGAGAAGGGCCAGTTCGCGGGGTGTGCGCCGGGCGGCGGCTCCAAGGGCGACAGTGCCGGCGGGGGCGGGGGCGGCGGGGCTCCGTCGCCAGCCGACCAGC